CGAGCGGGTGCAGGCGGCGCTGCATGCGTCAGGCCTGTCGATGCCGGCGAAGAAGGTCACCGTCAATCTCGCGCCGGCCGACCTGCCCAAGGAGGGCAGGCAGTAACGTCCCGAGTGCCATGCGATGCAAGGCTTTCAGGGGATGCCTGAAAATTCACTCACCAGATGCTCACCGCGAGCTTGAAATTACCCACGTTGGGTAATATGGTTCTCTCCATCGCGCGATCCGGTTATCTCGACCAGCGCCAGAGCCAACGTCCCGCCCCGCCGGCATCGACATAGGCCCGAGCCGAACGAGACCGCGAAGCAGGCCCCGCCACCGCGCGGGGCTTTTGCTTTGGGGGAATGGTTCCCCATTTGGGGAAAGTTTCCAAACTCTGGAAACTCTCGAGCCGGGGAAAGTTTGCCGAAGCGGCAAACATAGGCCGGGATCAGGTGCGGCCTGCCCGCAGATCGGGTGCGGCGGCAGGAAAAGCCGAGAGTGTCGGCATTTTCTCCACGGCGTGGCAGGCCCTCGGATGAGGGGCGGCGGCAAGGTGCGTTTCAGACTGTCCATTTTGGACAGTGGTGCAGCGGGCGCGGCGGGAGCGGATCGGGGGTGAGCGCAGGGACTGACATCGTTACGGGGCGGGGCGGCTCTCATCGCAATCTTGTATTTCGCCTGGCTGATCGGAAGCCATATGACGTGGTAGCCTAAAGGACAGGCATTACCCCCTTGTAACGCGATGGCCCCGCCCAAACTGGCGGGGTTTTTTCATGATTCGCTTATCGGGCGACAATGGCGTATACTGCGATATCGGCAGTTTCTGACAAGGGCACTGCCGGGTGAGGGCCTTGGAATCCTTAGCCCCAACAGAGAAAGGAGGACGCCATGTCCTCCATCCACCAGCAGCATCTTACTTCAGCGAACATGAAAATGATCGAGACGGCGCTTGCACGGGTCCGGGCGCTGCACAACCTAAAACCGGGCTCCGATGAGGAACTCCGTGTCGCTGCCGTCATGGTCGGCGAGTTCCAGATCGGCAATGTGACCGAGACCGGCCTGTACAATGTCTTCCTCGGGCCAACAGACACGGCCACGCACTTCCGTAGAAAGCAGCAGATGCGCCTGGCCCTTCAGCAATGGGAAGACGAAGGCGGAGCTGTTCATTCGTAAAACTGGACCATCCGGACAGCAATGCGACATAGAGAGCCACCTTCCACCGGGTCGTCGCGCGTATGGCACGTTCTGCTGATCCTTGGCCTTGCGATTCTTGTGACGTGGTGGATATGGCCGTTCTGAAACGGCGAAATCCCGCGGCGTCTTCGGCCTCAGAAGCTCCAGAACTTCGGATCGTCGGCTTTGGCGGTATCGTAGAAGGTGCCGCCGATCTCGCCCATAGCGGCGCGCTGGATCGCCATGAGGCAGGCCGATGCACCGTCGATCCGGTCGCGTGACTTCGCCTTGTCGAACAGGCGATTCCCGTTCCGGTCGGGCGAGGTCATGGAGATGTTCTCGAAGCACCACCGCAGGATCGGATGGCCGCCATGCTGCATCCGGCCTTCAAGGATCACCTCGCGCAAGGTGTCGATCGCCGGAACCAGCATCCGCCAGGACTGATCGAACTTGAAGACCGGCAGCTTGTCGTCAGCCAGGTCGTTCATGATGTCGACGGCGCGGTTCGGGTCGAAGTTGATCTCCTCGACATCGTACTCGTCGCACAGGGTGCGGATATGCTTCGCGACCACCTTGTGATTGATGACCGGCCCCGGCGTCGGGACGATGAAGCCCGCCTCGGCCCAGCCCGGATAATCCACCTTGTCCTTGTCCGCCTTGCGGAGAAGCCCTTCCTCGGGCGTGAAGAACCACGGCACGACGGTAAACTGATCGCCGTCACGGAACGCGGCCACGATGGCGCACAGGTCATGGCGCTGGGCCATGTCGACGCCAATCCAGCACTTCTTGCCCTTCAGGCTTTCGAGGTCGACCGGCTTCCTGCCCTTGTCGAACACCTCCATCTCGATGAAGGGAGCCTCGCTGTAATCCTGCCACTGATTGAGGTTGTATTGCAGGAAGTCGCGGCGTTCCGACGGGATCGACTCGGCAAGCTTCAGATCGGCCCGGAAGGATTCGATATTGGGGAAGCCGTCGGCAAGGCCGGGGTTGACGAAGTTCCAGAGCTTTTCGTCGCGCCAATCGGCACCGGGCAGCGTCTCGAACACGACGGGCAGGAAGCTATCGTCCTCGACTTCCCCGGCGATGATGGCGCGTGCATGGGTCAGGAGGTTGAAGGCAAGGTTTTCCGATCCGGCGCCGGCCTGTGTGATGACGATCATCAACGGCACTTGATCCGTCTTGCGAAGGCCGGGCCGGAGCGCCGCCCATAGATCGCGCTTCTTCCACGCGATCAGCTCATCCGCGATGACGAAATCCGGCGTCTTGCCGAGTTGCCCGCCACCGTCCGATGATATGGCGCGGAACAGCGAACCCGAGTTCGGGTGCAGAAGATGGAACTTTGCGGATAGAGGCTTGGCATAGGGCGCGAGCCACGGCGTTGCCTTCACGATCCCCGCCGCTTCGTCATAGGCAATCGTAGCCTGGTCCTCGCTCGACGCCGCGACAAGCGCAAGCCCGCTGGGGATGCGTTCATATCCGAACGTGTGATTGAGCCCTATCGCGGCCGCCATCGTCGTCTTGCGCCCGCCCCGCGGCATCATGATGAAGGCAAGGCGCACCTGCCGGTTGCCGTGCTTGTCGACGGGGCCATAGATACGCCGAATGATCCGCTCCCAGAAGAAGGGCAGATGGAAAGCCTTGTCGGGGCGGCGTGACTTCGGGTGCTTCAGCGCCGTGATGAAATCCACCGCACGCTGACCATGGCCAAGCGGGTCGGGGATCTCGGAACCATCATAAATCCAGTCCGGGCGGCGCGCCTTCATAGGCTTTGCCTCCTTGCTGGAAACCCTTGCGGTTGCGTGCGGCCGGCGTCAGGCCGAGCTCGCCCTCGTATCGCAGGCACAGGGTGAGATACTTCGTCAGGTTCGCGTGAACGGGATGCTGCTTGATCGCGCCCGTCTTCTCGTTGACGATGAAGGCGTCGGCCTTGTCCGCGAGCGGCCGCAGCTTCTTCACCATCGCCCGGCACGTCGCGTACATTTCCAGCGTGGGCAGGTCTGACCGCGCCAGCACGCCCATGTCGATCAGGTCTTTGCCCGCACGCTTCCATTCCTCCCGAGCGACGGCGTTCAAGCCGGCAGGAGGCGGCGGCACCTTGGACAGGCCGCCCTCGATCGCGCGAAGCTGGGGCTTGACGCCACGCATCACACGCCCCCCGGATCGACGGCCTTAGCCTTGATCTCGATACCCGCGCGGTTGCCGATCTCCTTGATGCCAAGAATCTCATAGGTCACGCCCATGCACAGGAGACGGTCGACCTCGGAAATGTCGCGGCTGAAGTGCATCGTGAATCGGACATACCGCTTCACCATCCACTGGTTGGATTCGAAGACCTCCTCCACGTCGTCATAGACCATCGCCGCCCATACCTTGCGGATCGGCGCCCACAGGTATTCGTCGTTCAGCGGGCCGGGAACCAGCGTGTATCGCTCCACGACGACGCGGCGGTTGAGGGTGGCAGGATCGATGCTCATGCCGCCCTCGTCCAATGAATACGCACGTCGATGATGGCGCGCTGCACGGTCGCGTTCGACTGGAAATCGCTGAGGGTCATCAGCTTCTCGACAAGCTGGACATGGGCACCGGACACATTGCCACTGTAGCCGTGCAGCGCCTTGTCGATCGCCACGCCTAGGGCAAGGGCGGCGTTGGCGGTCTTCGCCTGAGCCCAGATGCGCACACGCTCATTCAGAAGCCCGTTCGGCCCGGAATGGGTGAGCTTGTCGGAATCGTCATTCGGGCCGGTCGACATGATGACGACGTTCGGCAGCGGGTCGCGCTGGGGCGCTTCGTTGGCATGTATCCCGCCCTCGCACGCGGCCGTGACCGCCGACGACGCTAGGAGGATGGCCTTTATCAGGGCGAGCGATTCCATCACTTCTTCCCCGCGTATTTCTTCGCCATGCGGGCGGCATCCTTCTCGACGGCCGGGCCAAGCTCGCGGCCGAATGTCCTGATCGCCTCCGCGCCGTGCTGCTCATAGGCGGGCGTCAAGAAGGGTTCCGCGGCATGGCCGGGATGCTGAATGTCCCCGATCTTGTGCGGGGCGACGCCGAACTCCAGCAGGTGGAGGAGCCGATAATCAGGGTTCTTCGGATCGCCGCCGACAAGGTGCGTCGGCTTGGTCTTCGGAGCCTTGCGGTCCTTCTTCATCACCAGCGCCTTTTTCACGCTGGCGTGTTCCGTGTTCGCCTTCGCTGCGTTCAGGATCGGACGCAGCGCCTTGCGAGCCGCCGCGTCAACCGGACGGGTGATGTTCCGGCGCAACTCTCGCATCGCCGCCGTGACGCCCTTCGCGCCATATACCCCTGCCTTACGTGCCATCAGGCCCATACCCTCCTGAAGTTCATGCAGGCGCGGCGGGCGTCGGCGGGCAGCGGTGCAAGGCTGGTGGTGGCGACGTTGCCGCCGAAGCGGAACCAGTCCGCGACCGTCTGCATGGTCGCCATGCGGAGCTGGGCCGGGATATCGTCCATGACGTCGCCATAGCCGGCATCGAACGTGATCTTCACCGAGCCGGGGAAGTCCCATGTCTCGGGCCAGGTATGGCCGCGCGCTGGGATCAGCTTCGGCCATTCCAGCCGGTCCAGCAGGGCGTAGGCGGCGGCGTCGAGCGTCTGCTCGTCGCCGGCCGTGTCCAGATAGGTGATGCCGGTGACGGCGATCACCGGGCTTACAGGCAGCGCAATCGACCGACTGAAGGCGTCCAGCGTGAGCCGGCACGTCCGCTTGAACAGCACCCGCCCGCTGGCGCTCTCGATCTTGCCGAGCGCGGCCTCGACGTAAGAGTCGACCAGATCAAGGATTTCCTCTTCGCCGGGATCGGAATAGGTGTCCTCGGGATCGCCCGCCTCGATCTTCAGATGATCGTAGACCAGCGCGAGGAAGTCCTCGTCCACCACGGGCGGGGTAATGATTTCCAGCATCAGGAGCGCCCCCGGAATTTTTTCGACGAATTAGCAAAAACCGCGGAGTCGAGACCCCGGGCCGGTCCCAGGCCGGTCGGTGAAAGTTCCGATCCACCCCCCGGTTGCCGGCGCTCGCGGTCGGCCTGAATGGCATTGCAGCGCACGCATCCCGGTTTCCAGTTGCTCCGAACCATCTTCAGGTCGGGACGCTCGCGGATGCTGATCTTGTGCATAACGACGGTGGCAGGCGCACCACAGGCGCAACGATCATGGCCGGGCTCGCGGAGGAACGCGGCCGCTGCCTTCTGCCATGCAGTGTCATATCCACGCTTGCGGGCGCTGGGGCGCTGCTTGTCCGCCTCGGCACGCTTGGCCTTCTGGCAGGCACAGGGCTCGCCAGCGGGCACACGATGGCCGCAGGGGCATATGCGAGGGATGCGGGCCATGTCAGCACCTCCCGATGAAGGGAGCGGGGTAGCGCGTAGCATCCCGCTCCTTGCGCCCTTGGCCGGGAGGATTGCCCGGCTGGTGCGCGCGACCTTCACGGCCTTCAACCCTGCTGAACACCCTCGCGGAAGGGAGGAGCGCCGGGCAGGCCGCTTCGGGTTCTTCGACAGGCCGCTTTGCCGTCATGAATCTGGCGCTCCGATCTCAGTCCTTACGCCACCGGGGCGACGTGCGGGTTGCCGAGCACGGCCACGGCACCAAGCGCGATCGACGTGCCGCCGGCCTTGGTGAGCTGGAGCCTGACGAACTGCTTGTTCCCGCGGTATCCCAGCTTGTAGGTGCTGTTCGCCGCGAGCGTGGCCGGGGCATTGCTGTCCACGAAGGCAGCATCCGGGGCACCGAAGCCGCTGTCCGCAGCATCGCTTTCCTGAATGGCAACGCCGAAGTCGCCGTCACCGGCAATCGCGCCGGTGTTCACGACGAAGGCCACGCTGGAGAAGCCCTTGGTATCGACCGTGATGCCGTCGCCGGCAGCGGACTTGACGGCGGGCGCCTGAGCCGGGGCCACGCCGATGTTGGAATAGAGGTCGCGCATCATGATGATGGTTCCTTTCTGCGCCGGGCTTACGCGGTTGCGGTCTTCAGCTTGCGGAAGCGCGCGGCCTGAAGCACACGGCCGCCGGTGCGGCGGGTCGCGTGGATACGGGTCACGCCCTTGCGAGCCTGGGTGTAGGGATCGCTGAGGATCGACAGGTTGAGCCGGTCCACGATGCGATAGGCGCTAAAATCGCCTGCGATGATCGGGAAGTTGCCGTCCCCGATGTCCGGCAGGTCGATCATCTCCAGCACCGGCTTGCCGAGCAGCAACTCCGGCTGTCCCTGCTGGAGGGCGGGCTGCCAGATGTATTCGCCGGTCGTGCCGTTCTTCAGCTTGCGGACGGCGGCCAGCGTGTTGCCGTTCATGGCCCAGCGGAAGCCCGGAGCGTTGCGGTAGGCCGCAGGCAGGGCATACAGCAGTTCAATCAGCTTGTCGGTGCTGAGGTTGGTGGCGTGGCCGTTGACCGTGTGCAGTATCTCGGCATTGCTCATGAAGCCCTCGGGCTGCTTCTGCCCGGAGCCGTTGACGTAGGCCGTGGCTTCCTTCTTGCCGAAGTCTTCCGACAGGGCGAGCCTGACCTCGGCTTCCGCCGTGCCGCCGCTGTCGGCAAGGAGCTCGTTGGAGATGTCTACGAAGGTCGTGAGCTTGTGCATCGGCACTTCGATCATGCCGAAGCTGACGTCCGACTCCTCCGATTCCTCCAGCTCGCCTTCCCACAGGGCGTTCGTGATCGAGGTGCGCTTCGGATACCGGACTTCCGGCGCCGACGTGGTGCGGACACTGGCAACTGAGCGGATCGGGGAGAACTCGACAAGATCGCGGATGAACTCCGTCGACATTTCCGCAGGGGCGAGATAGCCGGCCTGCGGATCGCTGGAGACCGTGAGCGCCTTCAGTTCCTCGGCCGGCGTCTGGTTGCCGTACCGCAGATACGTGCCGAACGCCTTGCGCTCCTCGGTCGGCTCATCGGCCTTCTTTTCGGTTGCCGGCCGGTTC